AAGTTCTTATAGAATTTATCTAAAGCATTACCAGCTGGTTGATCATTAGGTTCGAGTAACCAAGTATTTACATACTCATGTATCTTTAAACTACTTACAATACAATCACCCTGTGTAGTACCAGAGAAAGGATATACAATTACAATTGTATTCTCATCTGGAACAGAACTAATCGTATATTGACCATCTAATAAATCACCACTGGTGAAATCAATATCTACTTTCTTATCAACAGGCAATCCATGATTGACAATAGTTATTGTCACATTAGGTCCACTTTGTTGATATCTTCCTTCGAAACTGAATCTATCATTACCCTCATCATGTTTCATAGACCATAAAGCTGCATAGATATGTTTACACCAACGAGTCTGATAATATAAAAGACCTGAAAGAGCTGCCTCTGGATCATCATTATATTCAGGTACCTGATAAAAGTTACCTGTAGGTGCATATCCAAAATCATCAAACACTCCAGGATTATCTCTGGAATCAATTACATTCCCTTCTCTATCCTGTCTTGTTCCAGGGACAACACTCTCAATGCCTGTAGTAGGAAATCTCTCATCAGTTGTATCTTTGTATAGATTATATTTTCTACGACGCATGAAGTCTGGACAATTACATTGATATCTAATTTCTGTAGTAAGAAATCTATCCTGTCCTGCAAGAAAACCTCTATGTGCAGGAGTTATTGTCTTAGGTTTATTATTAACGATTTGTACACCATAACTTTCATCACGTTTAAACAGTATTTCATCAGTAGTTAGATCAACTCCAGTGACTGTATTACCGACATAATTATTAAAATCAAATCCTTTTATTCTTCTTTGAACTTTTACATTACCACTTGCTGTAGCACTAATAATAGATTCAGCTGTAAATTCAGTCGCACTCGTAACTATCACTTTATATAAACCAGTTTTCGTATTGCCAGATGTCACTTTTAAGAAAACTTGATTACCTGTAGATAATCCATGAGGAGAACTACATGTCACTGTAACTGTATTACCTGATTGAGAATAAGTAGAATTGACTCCTGAATCACGTTCTACTACACGATCAACAAGTCTTTCACCAGCTAGTAATGTAACTGGTGTTGGCATGCTTCTTATCTTTACTCTCTGCTCTGTCCATCTGGTATCAGAAAATCCTTCTGCAGTATCTGCAAATTCCTGTCTCACATTTACAGTTCCAGCTGTTGTTACTGACGCTGAACTTGTGCAAGTAAAAGTGTCATCAGTCACAGAGTCTATGGTCAATGTTTCATCAACTGCAGTTCCAGATGTGTAATCAAGAAATGCACTTTCTCCTACACGCAATCCATGATTTACCAGCGTTACAACAACAGTGGTACCAGATTTGTTATAAGTTCCTGCAGTTGCTGCAGTGACATATCTAACAGAATCAATGGGTAAACCAAGATCATAAAGATTAAGACTATTGGCATCACGAATACCAACTGTATGTTCTCCTTCTTCATTACCAGCACTAGGGAAAGTAAATATTCTTACAGGTACAAAAAGACCTGGAAAATATTGGAATGTAAAGAACATTCTAAAATCTCCCCTAGTGTTTCTGCCTGTAGCAGATGATCCTAAATATTGTTGAGTTATTACATAAAGTTCATATCCTCTTCTCCACCTAGACCATGTACTATCAAAGTCATAGAATCTTACTTCACTATAATCATCATCTTTACCTACAGGGACAAACTGATATGGTATCTCAGCATAATCACCTTGATTTGATTTCTCTTTCCTCAGTACAGCATCTGAGAAACCTTTAAAAGAATTATCAAAAGAAGTACCAAAACTAGCTCTTCTTCTTGGCATTCTCTTTAATAATATCCACCTTGGACATTCACATAGAATCCATTTGTCAATGAACCTATACCACTTACACCTACATATATAGCTGACCCACGAGGTAGCATTAATCCTCTCAATTTAGGAGCGAGTGTACTTGTAGCACTATTGAAGTTACCTCCTGCATGAGGTACAGGTGAATTTATAAGTGGGAGTATTAATTTTTCAGTTAAACTAAATGTTTGATCTGCAGGTACAGATTCAACATTAGCTACGAATAATGGTAAGAATTGACTGGTTCCCGTAACAGTACTTACACTAGTTAGATAGAAAACGAAATCAACAGGCTTCTGAATATTTACATTACTACTACCTATAGTTCCTGAAGCAGAACTATTTGCAGTGAAAGTATTCGCACCAGTTACAGCTGTTACTTCTACTTCTTCAGTTGGTGCTCCACCACTCTGTACATCAAAGAATAACTTCTGACCTACCTTAAAATTATGGTTGGTTGAGGTAACAGTTAAAACAGCAGCAGCTCTTGTATATGTGGATGCGGTTGCTGTTACAGAATCAATAACTCTATTGACATCTTTTGTATACCTAATGAATATCTCATCTATATATGCACCACTAATTTGAGTGTCTGTTAATGCCTGATCAACATCGAATATCTTGGTTACATTACCAATTGATGTAGGTAATAAACTAGTAGCAAACGTCTGTCCTGTTTGTGTTCTAACAAGAGTACTGGTAGATGCTGGTCTATCCAGCATCATTGGTTGTTTATTTGTTGAGGTAGATGCCAATTTACTGTCCTTCTTTTAAGTTTATTTTAGCGTAACTATTTATCTTCTTTTTTGTCTTTAGCTTTAGTAGCTTTATCTAAAGCTTCTTTACGCTTATCCTTATCGGATTTTTCTTCACCTTTACTATCCTTCTCATTTCTATTTTTAAAATATTCAAGAAGCTGCGGTGGCATCTTTCCTTTTTTTCCAGCCATAATAAATAGGTACTATCTAAGTTCTGTAGCAAACATAAGTCTGGTTCCAACTGCTACATCAGCTGGTCCAGGAAGTGCTTGTATAAATTCAGCACCCTCACGATTAAATCGATATCTAGCTTGCTCAGGGTTACGATAATTAGGTACGTAAAGATGTTGAGCTAATCGATCCGTCTCATATAAGTATATACCAGTCCATGTCTTGAGAGTATCCTTATAATCAGTTGTGCTAATGGTTCTATCCACGTCACCAGCTATGTTTTCACGTCTTCCAGCAGGTGTAATATCATTATTCAGAATCCCTGTCATATCTGTCCTCTTCTCTGCTTCATCACATCTTCCCACCTGTTCAACTATTTTACTAAACCAGAAAGAGTCTTGAATATTATCCAAGGCTTCTTCTAATCTAGCTAAGTCACCAGCTGGTATAGATGTTTGATTATATCCTAAATGCCATTTACATTTTGATTTAGTAAATTCATCAAGTTGCATTATTCAACACGAATAAGATTATCTTTTATAAGTTCATCCCAGTCGATACGCTTAATAGATTTAAGCTGATCTAACTTAATGAACTTCTCGCCTAACATGGAAGATTGTAAGTCTTTTATCTCCCTAGCTGTCTTTAATCCTACACCAGGCAACGCATCAGCAAGTTGTCTAGCACTGGCAGTATTGATGTTAACTCTGGTGTCTACAGGAAAAATTTCTTTTTTTGTAGGTGTTGCAGGTTTAACACCTTCCGATGCTAATTGAGCAGTTAGACGTTCTTCAGTTTTAATTTTCTCTGTGGTTTCTTGTAATTGAGGAATCAAATCAGATTCATCTACATAATGAACTTCATCTTGTGCATCTGTACACATGACAATTCCATCACCATGAACTGAGACTTTCTCAAGCAGTGCACCTGTTGGCTTGTATCTGTATAACATTTAATTAATTATTATCTATATAAATAGAATAACAACCCACACTTTTAGTGCAAATAAAAAAGCCGAGCATATGCCCGGCTCCTTTATAAATACATCAAGTATTAAGCGTCACCGCCACCTATCTGAGATGCAAAGTCGATTAAACCTTGAACATCATTCCAGCCTACTGGCTCAGATGGACGAATGTAGTTAACTCTACAAAGGATGTATGCAGCTTTACTTTCATCAGAAGCTGTATCAGAGATGTATACTCCATCTCCATTAACTGCTGTTCCAGTAATACCATCGACATTATAAACCTTGAAGGTTGTGTCGGCAGTTACTTTATACATCATGGAATTTTCTGCGTTAGCTGCAGTAATACCACCTGTAGTTACAGCGGTCCAGAATGGAACTACTCCATCAACTGTTCCGTCTGTTGAAGTCATTCCTGTTCCTTGAGCAATACCGGAAGCACCAATATCTAGTAAGGAAGATGCAGCAGCTAGACCAGTTGGCTGGGCAGCAGGAACACCAAGAGGTGAGCCACCATTATCAGGACCTAGAAGAAGGAACTCTCCATTAGTACCTAAAAGATCAGTTGTTACTGGTGATGCTGGGAATGTTGCTAATCCACCTGCAGGAATATCCTGGGCGATTGCTAAAGAAGCTTGATACACATAAGCAGGTTTTGTTGAACTTGCTGGTACCACTAAAGATGTACGATCATCTCTAACACGATCATCAGGACGACGATCTGGTGAAGGAATTGTGATATCGAAACTCTTGTAGTTGGCTTTTGTTCCTGATTTATTAGAAACTTTAATAAAACCAATCTGCTCGTAGAATTCGAGACCAGGCCATCCATGTACACCTTCTTTGTTGTAAGAAGATAATCTATTTACCTGATTACCGGGCTGTAATACTGCTCCGGCATTTGATTTATATGTTGCCATGTTTAGTTATCCTCCTTATACGTCTGCAATTGTGAATGCAACTGTGATGAAGTCCTTATTCAAGTTTGCGAAGCCAGCATATAGCTGCCAGATCAAAATAATGAATCTACTGAAGTCATCATTGTTGTTAATGAGAACTTGAGCATTAGGACCACCCACACCAACACCAATTGCTTGTGGACCGAAGAATACAGCTGGTGGAGTGTCGTGTGAAACGGCACCATTACCATCGTTTGTATTTACGGTAATTGTTTTGGAGGGCATATTTGTTGTTTCGAAGAACCTTACACCTTCAAATACGAAACCTGATGGCATAACTGGTTCGCCAGCGACAAATTGTGCTTGTCCGAACTGTCCACCCTGATAAATGGAAGCATTAGGAGCACCACCACCCATAAGAGGGTTAGGCTGACCCATGCCAGGGTATCTAGCAACCTCTCTGAAGCCTGCATCAGCTCTTAGATCTTTCATGAATGAAGGATCAGCTACACAACGGTAGTAGCCATCTGCAAAAACAGGAACATTACGCTTACGTAAGCCCTTTACAACTTCTAAAAGGTCTGTTTTAACATTGAATTTATAACGCTCAGAAGCGAATTCTGCAGCGGAATAAGCAGTCAAGGTTGTAGCAGCTGTCTTTACCTTGTTATTTGGGTAGTAATAGCCACCTTGTGTGTCACCTGACTGACCACGGGATTCAGACTTGAATAGTTCATCAAGGAATACTCTATCTCTCCATCTTCTGTAGTCATCTAACAATGTTAGAGAACCAATTGATTGATGGAACATGTTGAGGTTACCTGTGTCTAACAGCAAACGCTGTGCAGTCATCAAGGTCTCACGAGCAATCTTGAATGTACTTGGAAGATTAGTATTAGCTGGATCTGCTGGTCCTGTGTACTCACGGAGTGAGACAA